GTGGTGAGTCCACGGCGTGAGCAAGCGACAAAAACAGCGGGCGCGGCAGCCGACCGAGAAGCGAAGCAGTGAAGGACTGCTCGGGTACTGGCTCAAAGGTGAAGACCTGACACTGCCGGCCGGGTACGTGCGACTCTCCGAGTGCCCGGAAGTCCGGATGGCTGTCGACCGGATTGCGGACATGGTGTCAAACATGACCATCCACCTCATGCGCAACGTCGAAGGCGGGCACGAGCGGGTGCAGAATGAGCTCTCGCGGAAGGTGGACATCGAGCCATACAGCCTCATGACACGCAAGGCGTGGCTCTATCACATCGTGCACACCATGTTGCTCGAGGGGGATGGGAACGCGTTTGTTTTCCCGATGTTCAGCGGGGATGGTTATCTTGAGGAGCTCATTCCGGTTCCAGCGCACATGGCGACGATCCTGCCACCGAAACAGAACGCGATTGGGCTGGCGACTGGCTATCAGGTCATGATCAACGGCCGCACATACAATCACGACGAGGTGCTGCATTTCAAGATCAACCCGGACCCGCAGGAACCGTGGCGCGGTCGCGGATATCGCTTGATCCTCAAGGATGTTGTGGCGAACCTCGCGCAAGCCGCTCGGACCAAAAATGCTTTTATGGGCGACAAGTGGCGACCGAGTGTGATCGTGATGGTCGATGCGGACTCGAGCCAATTCTCGAGCGAAGAAGAGCGCGACAAGCTGATCGAACGATACATCGGCAGCGGGAAGAGCGGAAAGCCGTGGATTCTGCCGGATGGGATCATTCGGATTGATACGGTGAAGCCTCTCACACTGGAAGACATCGCAATTCACGAGAGCGTCCAGATTGACAAACGAACGGTGGCGGCTATGCTCGGCGTGCCGCCGTTTTTCGTTGGCGTGAGCGAGTTCAAGAAGGACGAGATGAACAACTTCATTCGGACGCGGATCGCTTCCATCGGCACGATCATCGGCCAGGAGCTCACGAACAAGATCCTGTACGCGCCGGACCTGTATTTCCGCCTGTCGGCCCGAAGCCTTTACGCTTACGATCTCGGCGAGCTGTCCCGGATCGGGATGGACATGTATGTCCGCGGCTTGATGGACGGAAATGAGGTCCGCGATTGGGTTGGCATGTCGCCGCGGGGAGGTCTAGACGAGCTAATCATCCTCGAAAACTACATCCCGCGCGGCATGATCGGCGACCAATCCAAACTCCAGCAGGGAGGTGATGACGGTTGAGGGATACGAGGCAGACGCGGAGTCTCCGGACTGAGCTCAAGACGCGCGCGGAGGGCGACGGCGGCGAGCTGGTGATTGAGGGGTATTTCTCGGTGTTCGGCCGCGAGACGGAGCTCTGGCCGGGAGCCTTCGAGGAGATCGCGCCCGGCGCGTTCGCGAACACGCTGTCGAACGACATCCGCGCGCTGATCAACCACGAGACACGCCTGGTGCTCGGCCGGAACAAAGCCGGGACGCTGGAGCTCCGCGAAGACAGCTATGGGCTGTGGGGCCAGATCAAGATCAACCCGAACGACACGGACGCCATGAACCTCTATGAGCGCGTAAAGCGCGGGGACGTGGATCAGTGCTCGTTCGGGTTTAATATTGTCCGCGAAGACACGGAGTGGCGCGAAGACGGCTCCGTGAAATGGACGATCCGTGAGGTCGATCTGCACGAGGTCAGCGTCGTCACCTTCCCGGCCTACGAGGACACCGGGGTTGCGGCTCGCAAACAGCAGGTAAAGGAACACCGCGCCCGCCTCTTTGAGGCGCGGCGCCGAAAAATCATCGAAAGGGTGAGAAACATTGGCACTCAGGCAACTGCTGATCAGCAAGAAGATTGAGCAGCGCAAGAACGCGCTGGCTGAACTCCTGATCCAGGAGGAAGAGCTGCAAACGCGCAGCGCGGAGCTGGAGGCGGACGCCACGGAGGCGCAGACCGACGAGGAACTGGCCGCCGTGGAGGAGGAAGTCGGGAAGCTCGAAGCCCAGAAGGGCGAGCTCGAGCAGAAGAAGTCGAAGCTGCAGGGCGAGATCGCCGAGCTCGAGGCCGAGCTCGAGCAACTCAACGCAAAACCTCCGGCCGACGAAGTGCGGTCGGCAAATCAACAAAGGGGTGAATCTCAAGTGGCGAAGGAATATCACATCGCACAAGTCCGCAAGATGCTGGAGACCGGCGAATACTACAACCTGCCGGAAGTGCGGGAATTTTACGAGAAATTTAAGAACCTGCGCGCGGTCTCCGGCGGTGAGCTCACGATCCCGAATGTCATCATCAACCGCATCCTCGACATCGTGGGCGACTTCACGACGCTGTATCCGCGCGTGGACAAGATCCGTGTTCAAGGCACGGCGCGAATCCTGATCGACACCGACACCTCGCCGGCGACGTGGATGGAAATGAAAGATGCCATCCCGAGCGGTGACGTCGGCACGATCGCCAACGTCGACTTTGACGGCTTCAAGCTTGGCAAAGTCACCTTCGTCGACAACTACCTGTTGCAGGACAGCATCATCAACATCGACGATTACGTCGTCCGCAAGATCGCCCGCGCGCTGGCCAAGGCTTTGGATCTGGCGATCCTCAAAGGAACGGGCAGCGCGAACAAGCAACCGGACGGCATCATTCCGAAGATTCCGACTCAGAACCAAGTCACGGTCGAAGCCGACAATAAGCTGCTGGTTAATCTGCTGAAACAGGTTTCGCTCGTCGACACTGGAGACGACAGCTATGGCGAGATTGTCGCTGTGATGAAAAGGCAGACGTTCTACAACCGTCTGTTGGAGTTCACGATCAATGTCAACAGTGCTGGCAATGTCGTGGGCAAGCTGCCGAACCTGACGCAGCCTGACCTGTGCGGCATCCCGGTCGTTTTCAACCAGAACATGGACGTGGATAAGGTGATTTTCGGCGTGCTCGATCAATACACGATGGTCATCCGTGAGGACATCACGATCGACCGGTCCGAACACGTCAAATTTGTCGAGGACCAAATGGCGTTCCGCGGCAAGGGCCGCTTTGACGGCAAGCCGATCCGGCCGGAAGCGTTCGCGCTGGTAACGATCACGGACCCGACGCCGGAAGTATAATCTTGAGCGCCGGGCCGTTGCGCCCGGCCTCCTGACAGGAGGGATAAGCGTGGCCGAAGTGCTCAAGGATTTTAAATGCAAAGTCACCAAGCGCACATACCGCGTCGGCGACGTGTACGACGGCGACCGGGTCGAAGAGCTCCAGGTGCTGGGGTACGTGGCGGACGAAGAAGGCAGGACGTCTGAACCGGAGAAGCCGAAGCGCAAGCGCAAAGATAGCGGGTGATCCGCATGGACGAACAGCAAATTCTCGCGCTCGTCAAAGCGCGTCTTGGAATCACCACAGCGGTCAGGGACACTTACCTGGCCGCTATCGTTTCCGGCGTGATTCGGGAGTTGGAACATGAGAAAGGCATCAAGCTGGACCCGGCCGACATGAATCATGTCATGTTCTGTGTCGATCTTGCGACGTGGCGCTACCAGTCCCGAGACGAGTCCGGCGCGATGCCGCGGCATTTGCAGTATCGGCTGCACAACCTGATCATCTCGGCGGGCGGTGGTTCGGGTGGCGACGTATGACCACGAGCTGACGCTGATCGGCGAGACGATCGAGGAAGACGAGATCGGCAATCAGCGGCCAGTCGAGACCAGGACGACGATCCTGTGCTCGGTCAAGTCGGCCGGCTGGAATGATTTCTACAGCGGCGCCGCGGCGGGTCTCAGGCCGGAATACGTCTTCACGGTTCACGCCTACGAGTACAGCGGCGAGCGGATCGTGGAGTTCGAGGGCAAACGGTACAGCGTGATCCGAACGTACCAGGTTGGCGCCGAAGAAATCGAGCTGACGGCCGAAAGGGTGATCGGCAATGGCTAACGTCAGCATCGACAACCTCGCCGCCGAGATCACGCTGGCCGTGAAGGAATATACCGAAGACGTATCGGCAGCCATCAAGCGCGAGGCCGACCAGACGAGTCAACGTTTGGTCAAAGAGATTCGCGCGAAGTCGCCGCGCCGAACTGGCGAATACGCGAAAGGCTGGACTCGGAAAAAGATGGGCGGGGACGGCGAGATCCGCTATATCATCTACAACCGCAGGAAGCCACGGCTCGCCCACCTGCTCGAATTCGGTCATGCGAAGCGCGGCGGTGGGCGCGTAGCCGAGCGGCCGCACATCCGACCTCCGGCCGACAAGGAGATTGAGGCGTTCCAAAACCGTGTCCGCACGATCATTCGGAACGGAGGGTGATCGATGACACTGGCCGAACTGAATCAAGCGTTGAAGGCGATCGGGTATCCGGTCGCCTACTCTCATTTTGTCGACACGCAGCAGAGCCCGGCGCCTGCGCCGCCGTTTATCACGTACCGGGAGGCGTACAGCTCGGACGTGATGGCCGACAATCTCAACTACGTCGGAGTGTCTAACATCCAGATCGAGTTGTACACTGACCGGAAAGATCCGGCGGCGGAGGCGGCCGTCCAAAACAAGCTCAAGGAGCTCGGGCTGCCGTACAGCAAAACCGAGACCTACATCGAGGACGAGAAGCTGTTTCAGACCATTTACGAAATCCAACTGATTGGAGGGTAACAGAATGTCCCAGAACAAAGTGACGTTCGGACTGGAGAAGGTGCACATCGCCTTTTTCGACGACTCGAACCCGAGCCAGCCCGCGTGGAAGACGCCAATCCCTATTCCGGGCGCGGTGCGGTTCACGCCGACGGCGGTCGGCGAATCGACGAACTTTTACGCGGACAACACGCTGTATTTCAGCTACACCGCGAACAACGGCTACACCGGTGAGCTTGAGCTGGCGAACGTGCCGGACGCGATCCTGGCCGAAATGCTCGGTTGGGAGATTGACGAAAAC